GGGGTGGCAGACGCTGGCCGTTGGTGCAGGTCAGGTGCTGGGCAACATGGCAAAGAAAGCGCTGAGCAGCCTTGGTGATATGGCTGGGCCCATCGGCAGCCTTATCGGGTCGTTGGCAGGCTCGCTCATTAGTGGCCTCGGCAAATTGTTTGGCATAAAAAGCAAGGCCCAGAAGGAGGCTGAGGCAGCGAAGAAGGCTGAAGCCGACTTGAAGAAGCGCGTAGATTTAACCATCACCTCGTACAAGAAGTTTGGTGAAATTAGCGAGAGCACTGCCAAGAAAATCATTGAGATGACCAAGGAGTTTAATCGTCAGACTGCTGCCATATTGACACTCACCGATGTCATGAATGACGCTGGTATCAGCTCAAAGAATCTGACGCAGTATCTAAAGACTATGGCTGAAGCGCTGCGCGATATTGCTGGTGGTCTAGTGAGCGCTCAGGAAGGCATTGAGGCTATCGGAGCAGCCTTCGGTCAGATTGTCGGATGGGCCCAGCAGTTCGGTCAAGAGGGTAAGAAGGCACTGGTCACGTTCATCCAGGCGCTGCGCCAAGTTGGTGCCAACATTGTTGAGGTTGACGAATACGTTTTCGCCCAGCTGGAGAAGGGCGCTGAAGGCATGGAGAATATGATAACAGCGGTGGGTGGCGCAAGCTACAAACAGCTGACAGATTATCGCGACCAGATTAAAGCGCTGGGCGAGGAAGTGGCTGACCTCAGTGGCCAGCGACTCAGCGACCGCGCTGCACAGCAGGACTATCTCCGCAAGAAGGCTCAGCTGACCATTCTGCGTGAGGAGTACGAGCGACTTCAAGGCACACTCGCCGATGGGCTTGGGCCTGAGATGGCGCGCATGGAACGAATGACGCTCACCACATTCAATGCTTTTATTGCCCAAGGCAAAAGCTGGACTGAGACGGTCGGACTGATGGGCGGCTCGCTCACAGCGCTGCGCGACAAGTACACAGAGCTTGGCACGACAGGCGGCGCTGCTATCCAGGAGCTATTCAAAATTATTGATATCACCGAGGCGCAGGCAGGACTTATGGAAGGCATCGAAGGCAATCGCCAGCTGCTAGAGGCGCTGGGCAATACGGGATTCCTGACAGCTGAATCGTTCAAGGATCTGTCCGACCAAGCGGCTTCATATTATGACCAGCTCGTTGCTGGCGGCTTGGATTCGCGACAGGCGCTTGCAATGATTGCGCCGCAGCTGGCTGACCTTCAATACTATGCTGACCAGAATCTGAGTCTCTCGCTGGACGACTCCACCAAGGCACTCATCGAACAGGCCAAAGCTGCTGGGCTGTACAAGGAGCGCGGCAGAGACTTGGCCGAGATACTCACCGACGGATTCAGCGGAGTCATCGACGCGCTCAATGAGCTGATTAAGGCGTTCGGTGGTGGCAGCGTCATCGGTGGCGGTGGCGGTGGCAGCCGAGGCGGTACTGGCCCAGGCCGACAGCCGTATGCTGAAGGATCTTATTATCCCGACATGGAATATCAGACCTATCAAGCTCAGCACGGCTTCAAGGGCGTTGTCACTGGGCCACGCTTTTTTGAAGTTGAAAAGGGCATCACCGAGGCTGTCCATATCGGCACACCTGCTGAGGTGTTCAGTTCTGATATGAGCAAGAACGCCAGCATGCTGATGCCAAAGGCTCCTGAAATTCTGCTGCCTAAAATTATTGAGGCTCTGGCTCCCAAGGCTCCTGAGGTGCTGATGCCTAAGACTATTGAAGTGCTGATGCCGAAGGCTCCTGAGGTGCTGATGCCTAAGACTATTGAGGCTCTGGTCTCGCTCATCAAGCCTGCTGATGTTCTGCTGCCAGCCGAAACTCCGGAGAGAGCTGATTCAAAGCTGAGCAGCACTGCTGAGATGCTGATGCATATTAAGGAATCCATCACGAGCTCTGTCACCACGATGGTTCAGAGCATGACCTCGTTCGTGCAGCAGCAAGTGGATTCAGCCTCGCGCGAGCTGGCGTTCGCTGGCGCTCCCGCTCCGCGTACATTCTACAAGTCACCTGCTCAGCAGCAACCGCATATCAGCATCACCAGACCCGAGGCTGGCAAAGAGGACGAGAAGGCTGTTGTCGTTGACCGCAACATCACATTTGAGCCCATTGTGATTCCATACAAGGAGCTTGAACAGTTCGTCATTAAGTGGGTTCAAAAAGCTGGCGCTGATGAGCGTGTTCTTTTTAGACCACGCGCTGTTAGAGGGAGATAACCATGACCAACTGCAGCTTCCTGTATGAAAACTTATTTGATGCCGCTGTGCTGACTCCTTCTACGCAGAACAACAATTTCCCTGCGACCAATATCCAGCATCGCTGGTTCACTAAAGTGTGGCGCAGCACCGACGACACAGGCACTCTCACTGAGTCTGTTGTGGCAGACCTTGGTGCTTCGCCTGGAGCAGTATGGGCCTTTGCGTTGAAGAAGCACAATTTCTCCTCGTCGGCTGTTGTGAAGATTCAGGCTAATGCCACTAATGTCTGGACTTCTCCTTCTGTGAATGTGACGCTGACGATGGCTGACTTGCTGGTGTACTTCTGGTCGTCGGCTCAGACGTATCGCTATTGGCGTCTGTATATAGTTGATTCTGCTCCAGCTGCAGACTATCTTGAAGTCGGTCGAATGTTCCTTGGGCCATACTACAGTCCCAGCATCAACATGAGCAACAACTATAAGAAGCGCCTCAGCGACCCCAGTGACCTCAACTGGAGTGATGGTGGCCAGCTCGTGACCAACCAGAAGTCGCGCTTTCGTCAAATTGAAATGGTATTTCAATATCTACCACCTACAGATCTGGCTGAGTTTGAAGCGCTGTTTGAGGATAGAGGAATTGGGCGTGAGTTTTTCTTCTGTCGAGATCGCGACCTGAAAGACAGCACAACCATCTACTGTCGCATGAATAAGGACATGGAGATAGAGCACGTTGGTCTTGAGCAGTTCTACAATATCACGATGGGCATTGAGGAGCTGCGATAATGACTGACTTTGCCAGGTTTATAAAAGACACCGACAGCTGGAAAGTCTTTCTGGTAGATCTGAACCCATGCGAAGAAGTTGAAAGCTACACTTGGACACAGGATGGCACATTCACAAATCTCTGGTGGGCTAGTTGCACTGATGGTGCTGTTAATCGCGTTACACAGGACGGCGTGGAATACACTGAGGCATACTCCCTCACCGAAGCCAACGGCCTCGCTGAGTCGTTCTATTATGACCTAGCAGCGCAGCGGCTTTATCTCCGCACCACCGACACCGATGACCCCAGCGAGCAGACCACGCCGCCAGCCTATGACTATGTTATTCTGGCATATGTTTGGAAATACTTTTCGAACACTCAATACAGCGACAGCCTTATCGCATTTCCGCGACTGACCCAGACGCTGCTTGATGGTGATTGTGAGCAGTGGACTTCTGCCACAGTGCCGACACATTGGACTGGAGCAGTTGCTGGCTCATCCACAGTCAATCGCGAAGGCACCGAGCAGTATGAAGGCGCATACTGTGTAAGGCTAACAATTGACGGCTCAAACAACGCAGCCTCGGTGCGTCAGAATATTCGGTTGAAGCCAGGAGCGCGCTGTAAGCTCACGCTCCGGTATAAGCACAGCGGCACTGCGACCTCGTTCGTCCAGATTAAAAACTCGGGCAACAATCAGTATCTGCTCAGCAGCGGCTCCTGGTCAGGTTCGGCTGACCACATCAATCTTGCCAACACAACGGAGTGGGCTGAATATCAGTTGGAGTTCGTGGCACACGCTACCTATACCAGCTATGTTATCACACTCAGCTCCGACGCTGCCACTTCGGCCAACTGCTACTTTGACGCAGCGCAATTATACATCGAGCGCGAGGACAACGAGTATCTTCCCTACATCACCACACAAGGCATGAGCGACCTTCATCAATCGGTCTCGCCATTCTACGAGACGGCCATGACTATGGAGTTCGGTGAGTTGCAATTCACTAACGACGGCTGGTGGTATGAGAATATCCAGAAATACTATTGGAACATGAAGGAGGCGCGCATACGTTTTGGTGCACGCGACTCTGAGCAGAAAGACTTTGAAGAAGTGTTTCAGGGCATGATACGCTATCCGAAGGCTACCGACCTGCTGGTGAAAATAGACCTGGTTGATAGCAAGGCATATACCTATAAGAATCTTCCTGAGACAATATATGATATCGTGACATATGCCAACCTGGAGGACGGCGCTGAGGGCACGCCTATACCTATTATATATGGCGAGTTCACAGAAGTTGTGCCAGTGTGCATCAGCACCACCACCTTTGTTTTCCGAATCGCCAGCCATGCGATTGAATCAGTTGAGGCGGTGTATAAGAATGGTGAGCTTCTCACTGTGGCTACCGACTACACAGTTGACCTCAGTGCTGCCACCATAACGATGGAAGAAGACCCAGAGCAGGCATACATAGTCTGCCACGTCAAAGGTCGCAAGTGCAGCATGCTGGATGGTACATATTCAGAGAACGTCGCTGATATACTCTATGACATTTTGGTGACATATGGCGGAGTTGACCCTGACAAAATTGACCGCGCTTCGTTCCTTGACCTGCGCGGTGCGCGCTCACAAAAGCATCATCTTTGGCTTGGTGTTTCCGAGCCAGCGCTGGAAGCAGTGCGGACTCTTCAGATGTCGGCACTGTTCCACTTGGTGCCGCTGCGCAATGGGCGGCTGGGTGCCTTCCGATACACCGAGGGTGTTGACAGCGACACGCCTGTGCTTGAAAGCCAGGAGATTGATGGCTTCGGTCTGGAGTATGACACCTCCTCTGCCTACAGCAAAGTTAAGATAAACTATGGCCTGCTGCCAAGCGAGAATCATTACGAAAGCATCGAGACCAGCGACGAGGCTGTCACCTGGCGACACCACACAGAGAATACTCTTGACATCACCTCCTCGCTGCGACTGGCAGCTGAGGCTTCAGAGCTGGCAAACTATTATATAGGTGTTGTGAAGAGTCCGATGAAACTTGTCAGTGGCACTGTACCAAGCACGCTGTTCCTAAGCTATCCTGGTAGCAAGGTCATCATCAGCAAGCAGCGTTCGCTGCCCGATGGCACTATTTTTAATGTGCTGACCAGTGAGCCATATCGGATACTTGACCTCAAGAAAAAGATGAGCAATGGCAAGGTTGAAATATTGGCATGGGACGACCTTCAGTCCTCTGGCGGTACGTTCTGCGAGAGCTGCTACTCGTGCCAACTTTGCAACACTATGCAAAGCGGCTCCTGCTCCTCATGTTTCACTTGCCAGCTTTGCAACAGTGGCCAGTGTGCTACCTGCCAGGACTGCTACTACTGCCAGGTGTGTGTGGCCAGCCAGTGCACTAGCTGCCAAATATGTGTTGGGTGCATGAGCTGCGTCACCTGTCAGACAACTCAATGCGCTGACTGCGTCACCTGCCAGGTCTGCAACACAGGCCAGTGTGACTCTTGCGAAAGCTGCATCACTTGCCAGAACTGCTATCACTGTCAGCAGTATATCCCAATAGGATAATGGAGAAATAATATGAGCTGCGCCACATGCCAAAGCTGCGACGCCTGTCAGCTGTGCAATGCTGTCGTGTGCGGCTCGTGCCAGAGCTGCGTCAGCTGCCAAGCGACTTGCTATACAGGCCAGTGCCCAACGTGTCAAACGTGTGACATTTGCCAGTCTGGCTGCTATACAGGCCAGTGCATCAGCTGCGAGCTTTGCAACTCGTGCCAGTGGTGTGTGGCGACTCAATGCTCAACGTGCCAGAGCTGCGACACATGCCAAGCGACTTGCTATACAGGCCAGTGCAATGATTGCCAAAGCTGCGACGCCTGTCAGCTGTGTGTGACGACGGTGATTTGCGATCTTGACCAATCCCGATAGGAGTGTGAAATGAGTGATTGTAGAAGCTGCTATACCTGCGAGAAGGGCATAGTGAAGCACATCAGCGTTGATGAGTTTAAGGAGGCTCAAGCTAAGGGCGCTGTTCCGGTGGAGTGGTTCACCAAAGAGTCCAGTGGCGATTGCATCAACTGCGTCAGCTGCGAGAAGTGCTTTTCAGGCCAGACAGGCGCTAGCAAGGGCAAAAAAATCTTCAACTATTTTCTGTTCCTGACTAACGAGTGCAATCTGCGTTGCACATATTGCTATGCCACCAAGGTGCCGCTCGTCATGACGCAAGAAACTATTGAGCAGGTAAAGCTCTTCCTGACGCGTGACGAGGAGCTGCGAGTTGGTGAGCATGATATTAGCATCCAATTCTTCGGTGGCGAACCCACGCTACGCTGGGATGACCTTCAGCGCTTTGTGACTGAGTTCACAGTGCTGTATGATAAGCTCTATGGTCGCAAGGTGCGCTGGGGCATGACGACCAACGCCACACAGCTCACGCGTGAGCGCCTTGAGTTTATGAAGCAGTACGATATCAAGCCGCTACTGAGCATAGATGGCAGGCCTGAGACCCACGACATTCATCGCAAGTGCATAGACGGCAGCGGCTCGGCGCACATGATTCCACTTGACCTCATTATGGAGTATTTCCCCACGCCAGAAATTCGGCCCACTATCACAGCTGATTCAATAACAAATTGGATAAGCGACATTGAGTGGTTCTATTCCAAAGGTCTGCACCTCGTAGCGACTGAGGTGGCCTATGAGGACAACTGGACGCCTGTGGCAATGGCCGAGGCGCGGCGCGTTTATGAAGACCTGGCAGACATATACGTCCAGCGGAGACTTGCTGGTCTACCGATGTGGATGAAATTTATTCAGGACGGGCTGGGCTTTGCTGGTGTCACTGAGCAAAAGGGCAAGGTGTGCGGCATTGGGCTGAACGGCTTGGCTATTGACGCTGCTGGCAAACTCTACGCCTGCCAGCGCTATGCTAGCATGAGCGACTCGGCGCTGGCGCTGGGTGATATTTGGAGTGGCCTGGATGAGCACAAGCTCACTGTCGCTAACAGCATGGGTCGTGAAGAGATGATGCCAGACCCAGCCAGCGGCTACGTGTGTGAGGGCTGCGTCGCGCGCTGGCGCTGTCGCGGCGGCTGCAACGCTATGAATTATCAAATCACTGGCGACCGCCGATACATTACCAAAAGCCATTGTGACTTTCATCGCATGTGGGCTGAGATATCATTGGTCGCGCTCGCGCGCACGGGCGAGCTCTGGGGAAAGAAATATCCACAGCTCGCAGTCTGCGGAGAATCACTGGAGAAATAAATGCCAGGCTCTC